GACAATAGCTGAATTTACCGGTTGTGGATGACCTTCAAAAAACACCGCAAGAGGCTAGACACATCGAATCTTAAGGAGAAAAGTGTTTACAACTGCGATGACACTCTTATATCTAGAATTGGAAGACGCGTTTCCGATTTAGGTCCAAGGTAAGTAAAATGATTATTGAAGTTGACTGTACTACCTTTGATTTTATCTCTCTTACTGATGAAGTATTTCGAAGTTTGACCGTTTTTCTCTCCAAAACAATAAACATCCTTGTCAATATCAGTCAACTTGTTAATAGCTTGATTAGGATTGCCGAATATTCCTCCCATGACAACGAAATCTTTTAAGGCAGTAATGTTACGATAACTCAAATAAATGTAACGGTCTAACAGTTCATCAGTTCTGTTCTGGATGATGAAACGAGTATCATAAAAATTGAGTTGGATGTTGTTCAAATCTCTGTTTAACACAAACTGATCAAAGACATTTTCTTCACTGATTTTGAAATCTTTCCAATTAGACAAGGTGACGATGTTATAATCAACAACTACATCAGTCAGAATTACCATGTGTCTTTTAGTATCAATCATTCGTTTCATAAATATAACAAAGTGTTCATTCATATTGCCTAATCTCTTCAGTATGAATTTGATTTTGGGGATAGCATTCGATAAGGGATTAATATACTCATGATTCACATTGTCCTTCGTAAAAGCTAATTGTACACTGAATCCGTCAGTTCCTGTAGTTCTAAAAACACCAGGAGTCTCATCTAGATTAATAGTAAAATACTCAGTATCATTCTCAACATTGAAAAAATCAGTAGGTGAAGCAGTACTAGAACTGTAATATCCAAAGGCTAATCCCTCAACTTGACGGAATAAGGGGAGTTCATCATCAAACATAACGTGAGAAATTACTTTTAACATGTTTTCTAAGTACTCATCACCATACTTATATTTCTTATGAACTGCGCATGTGGCAGGTTGAACTGGGTCGATGTTACCATTAGCGTCAGAAGTATATAAAGTAGGATGATAGACACGAGGATCAGAATCCATAGTATAGAAAGCATTTTCATGTTCAAAATATCTTTCAACGGGACAATTGAAAGTTTTGGTGATCTCATTCAGAACGGCTCTTCCATTGCTAGTTGTCCAGAAAGCGGCAAGTCTTTCTCTCACAGTTGCCAAAATGTCACTCTCGCTCTCTTTGTGTAAATAGTTAAATATGGAAAATACAGTATTAATCCTTTTACTATGACCTACAATTTTCAATGCTAAATCAGTGATTTCTTGTCCATCAAACGGTAAAATATTAATAGTGTTAGGATCGTAAAAATTGCGAGACAAAAAACTTCCAGTTGTAGTCACGGTATCATTTCGACATACGCCATGTACTCCAATAGCAATATAAGTGTAAAGTTTACTAAAACAATGAAGCGGAGTTAGAGGCACAGTAATGCCTTTCCCTTTCAACAAATTGATCAAATCAGCATTTTGATTACCTGTGTCCTGTAGCACATTATATCCACTGTAGGAAATCATACGAGGTCTTTTCCAAGGACTAGCTTTATCAAACCCATCACAAACAAATAAAAATGAATCATACATCGTTTTTAACATAGGTGCTACAGTATAATGCATCAAGAGTCCCAAATTATTAGAAGCAATTCTAATTGTATTCAACAAAGTATTATATGATTCCTTCACTGAGGTCTTGACTGTGTTATGACTAAAATAATTCTTGGTTACCGTATGAACAGCGGCTCCTATAGCATTAACTCTTGTATTTACATCATTGATCATGCTCGCTGCTTTATAATCTTCTGCTGAACAAGGCAAATATCCACGAACTACAGTTTCAAAGAAAGGATATTTAGCGTTAATTTTTCTAGTTAAGTTTACGTATTCTCCCAAAGGAGCAATCAGGGTATAAATAGAGCTAATAAACGGATAATCTGACAATTGTTTTTGAGTGTATTGTCTTTGAACTAAAAAGCTAAAAACAACTCCATCTAATAAATCGTTTAAATCGTAATGGTCTATTGAAATGTTAACTTTGTTCCATGCTCCACGTTGTAACTTAACAAAAACACCAAATTCTCCTTCCCATTTGTTCCATTCATCATTACAAAAAGTATACATAAGATTAAACAACGTACGACCAAATCTATGACTATTCCACCATGCTAAACGAGGAGTAATTAGAAAAGCAAATAAAACTTCAAATAATACTAGAATGTCTAAATATTCAGTTTCAACATAAGTGTTTTCAACTTTGAAATCTATAAATCTGGCGTACATTTCGGCTGTTAACAATTGACAAAAACTTTCAACATTACCACCAGCTAAAACATTCATGAAATAAGTAACTGCTTCTCGAGATGTAGGACTATTATTCTTATTATTAATCAATGTAGTAAGTTTCACACCAATGTCGTTTTGGCCAAACAAATTTCGGGAAGTCATCAATGACAAAGACTTATTCATAATTAATGATCTAATGTTTTTATCTATCATAATTACAAACATGCAAAACTTCCAGTCTTCTTCGGTCGGACAATACACAAATAACAAATCGTCAATCATGGTGTCAAAAACGTGCATACTAACTCTATTTGGATAATTTGCAGCCATCAAGGTTTTATAATGGTTGGCCGTCATTCTGTTATCACAGATTCTCTGCGTTGCGAGATTAATTAAATAAGATGAAAATTGGTCCATATTACCATAGCCGCGACAGATCATATCGTAAGTGTTAATCCTTTTTTCAACGTCACGTCCAAATTTGTAAATCTTCTCAAAATCAATTTCTGTGTTACCATCCATTAGCATATCATTGATTTTATTCATAAAGGGAGTAACAGCATGATAAATACCATTGAATATTATATGTGCTCGATCATTATAGAGAATCTTCTTTCCAGCTAATTTTTTGGATATGCGAGTATTGTCATATTCTATGGATAAGGGCTTAGTTCTACAACCTTTCAAAACTAAATTACAATTAGCAGCTATTTCAAGGAAAGTCTTCAATCGAGAAAACATTTTTCGATCTTTGTAATTGTCTGAACTGTGAACACCAACATAAGAAACATTTTTAATTAAAGATACATCTCCGATCATTGTGGGGTCTGTAATCTCAGGAGCAAAGCTATTTCCATTCCATCCAACACTGACTTTATAGGCATTAACAGGAAATGTTTCACTTGATCTTAATAAAGCAGGATGATCTTTAAAAATTTCAAAATATCTTTTGCTTTCGAAAGTGGTCATGTCAGTATCATAATATTGATTAACAAAAGTATTAAAACAAAATAATGAAGGGAATTGTTGTGACGTATCTTCAGTATAGTCGATGGTTCGATAGAAAGGTACCAGTTGAAAGTCTGAACAATCAGTAATGCCAAAAGTAGTTGTGTAAGCGGGAACATTTGAAGTTAGATAAGTAAGATATTGACTGGTTTGTTCATCAACTAATTTCTGGTCTGATTGTTTGAGATGTCCTTGAATATTCATTATCGCTTCAACAGTTAATGCTGTTTTAGCTTGAATTGTGTTACCACTCTGATAAGTAATTTCTTCGGGTCTTGAGTCATTAGTTATACCTTCTTGGTCGTTTATAAGTTTGGGGTCGGGTGATGACGTTTGTTCTGTTTCGGATTGATTTTTCTTCTTTTCATCTTTCGATTCTTCTTGTCGCTCTTCTTTGTCGGGTTCTTTATTTTCGTCTTCGTTTTGGTTAGCGTTCTTTTTTCGTTTCTCCTCAGAATTCATTTCGTCCTTGATCTTGGGTGAATTCTAGGGTCCGGTAAAAAACTT